CGGAGCAGCTGCAAAGCCAGCTGGGTGATGGAGTTGGGGCGGATCTTGGCCATCCCGATGATCTCGCTGATCACGAAGAGGGCGAAGCCGATGTGCTCTGGCTTGAGGTGATCCATGGTGCTGCCTCAGCAGTAGTGGAGGAAGGTGGTCAGGACGTACTTCGGGCCTGACCGTGGCGTCCTCCCAGCATGCAGCCAGGGCCACATCGGGGGGAACAGCAACAGGCTACCGGCACTCGGTCGAAGCGCCTGCCGCCACAGCGGGAAGTCGGTCTCGCCGCCGTCGCGGACGTCGTTGAGCCAGATCAGGATCGACAGGAACCGCCGGGCGGTGCCGTGGTCGACCACGTCAACATGCTCAGGGCATTCATCGACGTGCGGGTTGTAGCGGCTGATCCAGATGTTCTCCAGCGTCAGGTCGTCGGGCCACTGGTGTGGGCCGATGGCAAGGTCGGAGGAGTAGGCCTCGAACTGTGGGATCAGAGCATCGAGGATGTCGAGCTGCGCTTCGGGCCAGTCGTGGCTGAGGTTGAGCTTCGTCACCCGGCAGTCGTCATCATCGATCCGATGCTGCAGGTGGTTGCGATGCTCGAAGCCTTCGATCAGGCTGCGGCAGGTGGCGGGGCTGAGCACCGCAGGGTAGATGCGAACCAGGTCAGCCAATTCCATCAGCCCTCCTGGTAGACGCTGACGAAGACAGCACCGCTGGCGGTGAGGGGCAGGATCCGGTCGCGCAGGTCGGCGTTGTGGAGACGGATGCAGCCGAGCGTCGGCACCAGGGGCTGGCGTGGTTCCCATGCCCCAGGCCAGCCGCAGGCGGATCCGCCGCCGTGGATCATGATGCCGGCCCGCCCGTGCCGCTGCTCCTGCCCCTCGAGCTCCACCAGGTCGAAGCTGTACCAGCCATAGGCCATGACGTTGCGGCTGTAGACCGGCACCGGGTCGATCTCATAGTCGCGGTAGATCGCGCCGATCTTGTAGAGGCCCGGGGGCGTGTCGGTTCCGACGCCGGCCCAGTCGTAGTCAGACCCCTGCCCACGGGCCAGGCAGGGGATCTCCCACAGCAGCTGACCAGAGAAGCTGAAGGCCTTCGCCCGCTCGGTGATGTCGTTGACGATCAGGTGGCTGTCGCCAGGCCTGAAGCCGCAGTCCTGTGGCCGCTTCGTGGGACCGATCATGACGCCTGATGCTGCCGCGGGATGTCTGGTCCGAACTCTAGACGCGGCGACAGCATGACCACCACGACGGGCATGACGACGGACACAACGACAGCGAGGATGACGCCCTGGGCGATGCGCTTCTCTGCTTCGTTGAGCCGCCGGAACGCCTCGACGATGTCGTCCCGGTTGTTGGTCATGGCTGTGAGGATGGCATCGAGACGGCCCTCGATGTTCCCGATTGCACGGAGGATGTCTCCGTGACTCACCTCGTGGTCTGGCATGCGCTCCTCCTGCAGCTGAAGGGTAACGGATGGCAGCCGGTCAGATCACCGCCTGCAGCCTGACGGTGACGTCGATGACACTCCCCGATCGATGCGTCTCCTGCGGCGGCTCGAGGTAGACCCAGTAGCGAGGGTCGGAGAGGGTGATGGAGCCGAGCTGAAAGGGGATCGCACCGCTGCCCTGGGTGGCGAAGTGAGAACGGATCAGCGCGGCCTCGGTCTGGGTCAGGTTGAGGAAGCTGAGCGACAGGGTCGCACCGGTGCGAGTCGGGCAGGTGCGGAAGCGGATGGCACCACCAGCCCAGCCCGGCTGTGTCGTGACGGGATGCCGCCCCAGGTCGTAGCTGCGCTCGTTCGGCGCGAGGGCCGGGAAGTAGGCCATCAGTTCTGGATGGTCACGGTGGTGGCCGCCAGGGAGAAGGTGCCGGAGGTGGTCGAGACGTCGGTGCCGAAGTCGTTGTAGGCCACCAGCTCATCGGCCGAGCTGGCTCCGCCGCGGGACTTGTAGTAGACGGCGCCCCGGGCGGTGATGGTGGAGCTGGCCCAGGAGACGGCACCGAACTGGATGGTGGTCCGATCGTTCGCCGTGCTGAGGGTGACGGTGGCAGCAGAGGTCACGCCGCCGGTGCTATAGCCGGTGCCGGTAACTTCGTTGGTGATGTCGTTCCGCTTGTCGTGAACGTCCTTGTCTGGGGTGTAGGACGAGGTGACGAGCATCACCTTGAAGGTGTCGGTGTCGGCATCGATCACACCGGTGGCCAGGTCGCGGTGGAAGCTGTTGTAGATCAGGCTGGCCATTGAAGGTGCGCGATGGTTGGAGTTTAGGAGGCCGTCGCCAGGCCAGCATCAAGGGAGAGGGTGAGCGTGAGGGCAGCACCAGCAGCGGAGCTTGAGGCGGTGGCGGCACCAGGGGTGATGGAGAGGGAGAGGCGAAGGTCAGCACCGACGACGAACATGAGTGCCGCGACTTCAGAGATCAGGGTGACCGAGACGTTGTGAACGAGGGCGCAACCGCTGGACTGATCGGATGTAATGTCGACGACTTCTGGTGGTGCGTCGTAACGCCAGAGGTAACCGGCGGTCAGGTAGTTCGCAGCGGTGTGACCAGAGAAGAGGGCAGAGGGTAGATCGAAGGCGATAAAGTCCGACTCCTGCCCGTCGTAGTGGCTGACGATCAGATCCTTGTCGGCGGTGCTGAGGGCTGCGAAGGATAGCTCAATGCGTGCATCGCGTGGTGCGCTACCGAGGAGGACGGATTCATAGACGCCGCTGAGGGAGCGGGTGCGCTGCAGCTGGTTTGATGGCGGAGTGAAGATCCGTGTCGCCGGGTTGAGGGAAGGGAAGGTGGCCATGGGTTATCGCTGCCAGATGCCTTGAGGACAGAGCGCCTTGGGATCACCGCCGATGCGTGCCTTGGCGACCATGAAGCAACCGCAGAGGGCACAGCGGCGGGAATCATGGTTGAACTGCTCGCAGCTGAAGCAGGTGGCGAGCCGCTGGTTGTAGATGTCCTGGTCGACGAAGCCATTGGTGAGCGCCTGGCCGGCGGTGACGATGAGCGACTCGGCCATGGTGGGGAGATCGGGCATGGTCATGAGCTTTCCCAGGTAATGTTGCTAGAGCTTGCGGTTGGGCTGAACTGCCATTTGCCAGAGAACGAGCTGACGGTACCAGCAGTTGTCGGAGGATTACTGCAAGCACAGCCGGTGATTTTCAGGGCAAAAGGAAGGTATGTAGCAGCACCAAAAGCCAGGCCTCCAGAAGCTACATTGTATCGTACCAGCCAGGCTGTATCAGATCCACCATAATCACAGTTGGCGACAAGTGTTTGTGAACCGCTTGCATTCAATGGTCCTTGTCCTGATCCGATGTAATACTGAGTGTTCTGGGGCTCTACAGCGTCAAATCCAAAAACAACCTGATTGTTAGCATTGATAACTAGCCATTGGCTTGTTGTTGAGTTTGCAGCAACACTGCCAGTCAGTGAGGCACAGCCGCTTGCTGAGGTTAGGACATAACGCCAGTATCCTTCCTGTCCTAGCGGTGGTGAAGTGCAATCAGGCGGCGCTGACTTTGGTGCGCAGATTTGGCAGAAAATGCAATAGCTTCCGCCCAAATCTGCTTCACCGGCATACGTTGAGCCTGCTGGGCAGGCGAGGCTATTAAGATCATCGCCACAGATGGTCTGCGACACACAATCCTCCAAGCATCCAGGATACTCATCCGGTGGCGTCGGCGATGGTGCTGGCGGTGTGCTCGGTGGGTTATAGCCACCTGGTGGCATAGGCGGTTGATCTGGTTCATCAGGCAGGCGAGGATTTGACGGCAGTGTCGGCGGATCGCCCGGCGGTGCTGGTGCTGCGCCAGGACCCACAGCCTGCCCCACCGACGCTGGCACGCTTGTGTCCGTCGCTCGATCCCCACCGCTGTCGTCGTCGCAGTCCAGGCCCGTCCTGATCGTCGTGTAGACGTGCCCCTGCGCCTGCGCCGACATCACGTCCAGGGCAATCACACTCCGGCCCGTCGCATCGATCGGGAAGTGCGTCGCCTGAAACTCGATCTCACCCGTCGGCGTCTTGATGATCTGGTCCAGCTGGTAGAGGAAGTCGTGCGTCGTGGTGCTGCCATCGCTGGCGACACGATCGAACGTCAGCCGCACGATGTCGCCCTCCTCCAGCACGCGGTTGTAGACCTCAGGCCGGCACGTCCATGATGCGGTGTGGGTGCTGTAGCGACGGCGTGAACGCCGGTAGGCCATCGCCCGCACAGCGTGCAGCTCATGGGTGCAGAACGCGCTCATGTCGTGCTGCTCGACGTTGCCGCTGGTGCGGTCGTTCGGGTAGCCCACCTCTGCGCTGCGGGCGATGCCGAAGCTGTCGTCCGGCTGCTGCCGCCACAGGCCCACCATCAGCACCGGCTTCCGCTGCTCGAGGGGCGTGAAGTCCAGACTGATGGAACCGGGCAGGACGTAGTCCTCGTTGAACTCGAACTCCCACGGGATCGCATCGGTCCGGATCGCATAGGCGCCATCGATCGGCAGCAGCGGCCGCAGGCCCCGCTTGCCGTTCACCCTCGTCTCCCGCAGCAGGAAGTAGGGAGCATGGGCGGCGATGAAGTCCGGCAGGTTGTTGCTGTCGCTCACCTCGATGTCGCAGTAGAGCTGGTTCGCATCGAGGAACAGGGCCGCCGTCTGCAGCCGTGTGGTGTCGATCATGTCGCTCGGCAGCTTCGCGCTGATCTCCATCGCCAGCTTGAACAGGTCGGCGAAGTTGCTCGAGGGGCCCGACGTGCTATCGGCCAGGCGGGTAACGGTGCGACCAGACCGGACGAAGGTCTGCACCTGTCGGTTCCAATCGCTCGACCCGTTCGGGTAGGTGTTGGTGAAGGAGACCGTCGTCAGCCCGGTGCAGGTGCCCATGCTGCCGCAGTAGTCCGGCACGTCCTGCAGGGTGTAGCCGGCCCTGGCCTCGAGGAAGTTCCCTGGGCTCCAGTCGCCGGCACGTTGGTCGTAGGTCTGGGTGAAGCTGCCGACACGGCATGCGCACTGGTAGACGTCGCGCACCTGGAGGGAACCCATCGGGCCATCGCCCAGGATCAGGTGGTAGCTGGCCGTCAGCGTGTTGCTGGCATCGTTGGAGAATCGAGCATCGGTCGCCGGCGGCGAGACCATCACGCCCCCGCGGCTGCTGATCCTGCGAGCGAAGATGATCGGCACCGGCTGGCCGATAGTCGCCACCTTCTGCTGGCCACACAGGTCCTGCGTGACGACCGCGCCGGCGTCGAGGAGTGGTGGCTGAGTCTCGGCAGCAGCAGCGAAGGCGGTCATCAGAAGCTCATCCCCATCCCCATCAGATTGGTCGTCAGCGTCCGCGGTGGGAACTGAGCACCGACCGGCGCCAGGCTTGAGCCTAGCTGCAGCGTGTACTGGAAGTCTGCCTCGGACGCAGTGGCGATCTCACCGAGGAATCTGGAGATCAGCTGCTGGCTCACGGGTGGAGTGACGACACCGGCGCTCTCGGCATCGAACTCATAGACCGACACCTCGAACAGCCGTGCCTGCTCCATCGCCAGCTGCACCGCCTGGACCACGACCGACGTTGCCGGCATTGTGATCGTGATTCCGCCTTCATCACCGGTGGCGCCGGACGCAACACCAGATGAGGTGAACGGAACGTAGACCCACTGCGCGCTGCTCCACGTGATGATCTTGTTGCTGTAGAAGTTCTGCCAGCGCTGATACGTTGTGCCTGCAGAATCGTAGATCCTGAGATAACCTGCCTGCGCGCGATTCATTATGCGATCCCCATCGAGCGTCGACCGTAGAACGTGCGGATCCTCGCGAGCGTCGTGGTCTCGGTCTGCCGCATCGCCCGCTCGAGATCACCAAGCGTCACCCACTGCTGACCCTGAGCCTGCATGACGGGCCCCGTGGAGACGTTGATGGTGGCCGGCCCGGCGTTCACCACACTGCCGCCACGGGTGCCGGCGAGGTAGCGGGCGGAGGCCGCCGCCATCTTGGATTCGGGGATGATGTACTCTCGCTCGCCACCTTCGCCGACCATGGCCAGGGTTGGGCGATCGACAACGCCACCTTCGGCGAATCGCGGCACCGACACCGCCGGCACCAGGGGGAGGTCCGGGGTGGGCAGAGAGTTGTAGGCGCGGATCAGGGTATTGATCGCACCGACCGCGGCGTTGATGCCACTGGCGATGGCGTTGAGGATGCCGTTGAAGACCTCACGGACGAAGCTGCCGATCGCCTGCAGCGGTGCCCGGACAGCGCCGACCATCCAGCTGAACAGGTCGCTGATCGGCTGTCGCAGGGTCAGGTTAAACAGCGTCACCCAGGGCTGGACGAACACCTTGTAGGCGATGTCGATAGCGACCTTGAGGCCAGTCTGCAAGTTCTGTCCCAGCCAGGCGAGGAACTCACCGATGGGCTTGCGGAAGGCGATCACCATGGCGGTGACGGCAGCGATGGCGAGGATGGTCCAGCCGACGGGGCCGGTGAAGACGGCGATCATGCCGGGGAGGAAGGTGCTGGTCATGAATGCCAGCAGACCCACCAGGGCGCTGGTGATGGAGGCGACTGCCGGGATGGCAGCACCGAGCCAGCCGGCGATGGTGGCCGCCACAGGCAGGGCAGTCAGAGCGGTGATGATCGTCACGACGGCAGCCATTGCCGGGGCCAGTGCCAGCATGGCGATCGAGAGGATGGCGATGGCGCCAATGATGCCCTGAATAGGACCGGGCAATTTGATAAACAGATCAAGCACTACCGTCATCGTATTTGTGACTGCCTCCATTGCTGGCATGAGCACTTGTGCGACCATGCCACCAATAGCACCGATCTTGCCCTGCATCTTGACCATGCTGTCTGATGTTCTGTCCGCTTGCACTGCGAACTTTGTGCTCATCCCTGTGAACTTCTCAATCTCTTGCCGGCCCATGTTCAGCAACGGCACCATGTCGGCACCAGCCTTGCCAAATAGTTCCATTGCGAGAGCTGTCTTTTGCGCCCCGTCTGGCATCTTTGCGAACCTGTCTGCGATGTCGAGAATGATCTGATCGGTTGCCCTTAGATTCCCGCTTGCATCTTTCGATGCGACACCAAGCTCTTTCAGTGCACCATCTGCCTTGCCATCAACCAAAGCTCGGCTGAACTTCACGATCGACTTGCTGATCTGATCGATATCGACACCAGTGAGTCTGCCTGCCTTAGACAATCGACTGAGCTGCTCGACCGCGACACCGGTCTTCTGCGACATGTCGAACAGCTTGTCACCAGTATCGATCGACTTCTGTGCCAAAGCCACAAGGCCAGCACCGGAGGCCAAGGGCACCAGGCCTTGCAGTCCACCAACCACATTGCCAGCCGCTCCGGCCAGGCGCGACAGACCACCTCCTACCTGGTTCGCTGTCGAGTTGAGCTTGCCCAGCCTGGCGCCGAGCTGCTGGATCGCCTCGCCGCCAGTCACCGCAGCCTTGATCCTGAGCAGTGCATCCATGACGGCCATCTCAGCTCCTCCTCTGCAGACGTCGGTTCAGCTGGTCGCGTGCATGTAGCTCCATCGCCTGCACGTCCTCCATCATTCTGCCGTCAAGCTCCACTCCCAGCAGCGGTGCCATCTGAAACACCGCGCCATAGTCCAGACCCAGAAGGCCCGTGGGCCCACTGCGCCATTGCGTCTGGCAGCGCTGGAAGACATTCACCGCCGGCCACAGATCCGCCCACAGCCGGTACCGTTCCGGCTCCAGGTGGTGCGCCTCCAAGGTGATGCCGTAGGCGGCGGCGTCTCGTTGAAGCTGCGCCGTGTCACCCTTCCCCTTGAGCAGGTGATCCACGGCGCCTGTCAGTTTTTTGCTCGCGCCTTGTCGTGCGCCTCGAAGTAGGTCGTGACCAGGACATCGGCCACGGTTGCCACTTCGAGCAGTTTCGCTCGGCTCTCTGGCGTCACCTCAACCGGCTGGCCGTCAGTCGTGGTGATCCCCTCCCAGCCTTCGAGGATCTCATCGGCGATCGCCCGGGTCGGGATCCCCTCGATCGGTTCGCCACGCTGCGCCGCGACCTTGATCGCCTGGTACTGCAGCTGAACCTCCTCCATCCGCGACTGAGGCAGCCGGCGGAAGATGGCGGTGAACTGATGGGTGCGAACCCTGCCTCCGTCCTGCGTCTCGCGGATCACGATTGGCCAGCTGAAGGTCGGCGACTGCTCGAGGATGAAGGCCATGGATCAGGTGAACGCGAAGGAGAACTCGTCGTTGCCGGTGCTTGGCAGGCAACGGAAGGGGAGGGTGACGTGCGTCACGCTGTCGCCATCCTCGAAGGTCGGAGCATCGAAGGCGCAGTAGCTGGCGAGGAAGGTAATGATGTTGCCGGCGGCACCGCTGTGGGTCCAGGTGATGGCACCAGCAGTCTGAGCCGAGGCAATGCTGATGAAGTCCTTGCTGCCGATCGCAGGCAGCTCGATCGTGATGCTGCCGGTGGTCTTGCGATCGGTGAGCCGCACCTGCTTCGAGCAGCCGGCCTTCTGTTCGAACACCATCTCGTTGCCGAGGCTCAGGCTGAACTGCGTCATGCAGGCCGAGAATCCATGGACCGTGACCGTCGCGGTGTTGTCGGCGTTGACGGCAACCGGGGCAGCCTGGTTCGAGTAGGTCTCGGTCGGACGGGAGAGAGCGCCAGGAGCAGCGAAGATTCCCATCTGATCGAAGGCGATCGTCGGGATCTCGCCGGTCGTCAGGCTGAACTCACCGGTGCCGCGGATGCCGGTGATCGCCTGGCGGCTGCCGTTGTCGGCATAGAAGTCCATCGTGTAGGAGCTGAAGCCCGTGCTCACCGGGGCATAGGTGACGCTCGTGCTGGACACGATGGTCTCGCTGAGGCCACAGGCCTTCAGCAGGGGGCCGTAGCGGGGGGCGGTGCCGGCGGTACCGGAGCCTGCCATCTCGACGGTGGCCTTGACGGGGACCGATCGCTGCCCGACGACGCTGGGCCGGTTGCCCATGTAGGCCTGGATCGTCTCGCGCTCGAGCAGTTCCATCGCCAGGGGCTCGACGTCGAGCTCAGTGAAGAGCAGGGCATCGGTCGCCGCCGGGGAGGAACTGGTGCCGTAGGTGGACTCGGACTTGACGAGCGCGAGTCGATTGCGCCACAGGGCCATGATCAGTCCTCAGGTTGTGCGGTGGTCGGCTGCGCTTCACCAGGCTGGGTGGTCTGCTGCACTGCCAGCCATTGGCCATCGGTCAGCACATAGCTTCCACCGACACTCGGCAGAGGCGGCAGCTCTTGCGGCTGTGGCGAACTGGTGCGAGCCATCATGCACAGGCGACAGGCTGATTCTACGTCAGCCCGTCGCCAGATTGCTCTGGCTCGTACGGTAGCTGACCTGGTAGGTGTTGATCTGCCACAGCGACGTCATGTCCGCCTTGTCCCGTTGTGGATCCATCGTCGTTGGCACGATGTCGATCACGCGATTCCCCAGGGTGCGGTCGGCCATGAGGATCGAGTGAGCGGATTCGATGATCGGATCTGCGAGGGTGTCGGGCACATTGCCGCGGGTGTGAACGACGATCGCAACGTCCATCGTCCATGCCAGCTTGCAGTTGTTGATCGGGACGCAACGATCGGCAGCGGGCTCGATGATGATCACCGGCGCTTCATCACGAGCGAAGGCCTCGACCCGGGAGCGGTAGACGCCGGTGATGCCGGAGGTGGCAGCGAGGATGGAAGCTATGTGGGCGAGGATGCCTTCGCGCCTGGTGGTCATGGGTTCAGCTCTGTTGGCGGCCAGGCATCGGGTTCAGGCTCGGTGCCGGCGAACACGCGCCCACCGCTGCCGTAGGGCACGGAGAAGAACCGCAGGGACCGCGGCAGCACCGGCAAGGCGCAGTTGACGAAGAATCCAGGGAGAAGAGTCGGCGGGGTCAGCTCGTTGCCGTCCTCGTCGTAGGTGCCGGGGATCGTGACTTCGCCGATGATGTCGAGGGCACCTTTGTGGCCGAGGCTGACCAACTCGCCGTCGTCGTCAAGGTAGCCGGCACCACCGGCTGCATCATGGGCGGCCTGGTGATCGGGGAATCGGAGGGTGTAGTGCTTCATTGCATCATCGCCTGAAGGTTGGCGTTGGGACGGCGGGACTTGAGTGTCGCCATCTCGCGGATGTAGCCGTTAAGTTGTGTCGCGCTGTTCAAGTTGCCAATCCACAGCACCGTCGGATCTGGCGCATTGGCACTCGTGATGTCAGCTCCTGCATCGCCAACCTGTAACCGACCAGCTGCGCCTATGGCAGCCACTGCAGCCTTTGTGGTTCCGGCAGTCAGTAGCCCGCCAGTGCCAGGAGAGGCGCTGAAAGTTCCACCGACCACTGCACGAAACTGATTCGCGGTTGAATGCGGCTGCCTCAGGCTGCTGGCATAGGTGCCGCCAGCTGCCTCCCATACGCCTTGAGTTTTGATCTGCGATGCAGCAATCGTGGAATCGCTGTACACCGTCCATGCCGCCTGATTCCAGATCCCCGCAAACGCCGCGCCAGTGATGCTCGCCACGTCCGCCGTGCTGCTGGCGGTGAGGGCTCCGGTGGGGACGTAGGGGGCGAGGGGGCCGGTGTTGAGTTGGGCGCCCCAGGCATAGACACCATCAACACCATTGCCAGCAAAGCTGGGATCCCTAGCATTTCTGTCCGAGTCAAGGGCAATAAGCACTGGGCCGCCTGTTGTTGCGGACGCGCCAGATGTTGCCGTCAAAAAGCAGCGATACCAGCCATTAGGCAAAGCCTGGATTCCAGCCGTGCCGCTGGTGCCCTTGAATCCGACAGACCCAGCGCCGGAAAGAATAAAATTGGCCCATGCAGTTAAGCTTCCGAAACCCGAAGTGAAAGAAAGCTGGGCCGTAGTGTAACCGCCGGCCTTTAAGAAGAATGACCAGGTGTAAAGCGTTGACGAGCTCAAAGCAATGCTGGCATTAAAAGACGCGTGAGAGGCTGTTGTTGTATTTGGGACAAGCAGGTCCGCGGTTTGCGCACCGCTTGGCGCTGCGATTACGTCTGACGTGACAGTTGATTGCTGCTGCGTAAATCCCGCTGATACGCTCTCTGAGTTCGTCTTAAGATTCGTCACCGCATCCCACACCCGCCAACCCAGCGCCGACCCCGTCGCCGGGTCGTACTCGATGAACGGCACATTGGACGTTGGCTGCACCAGCACGCCCGAGCTGTTGAAGCCCCAGGCTGGGCTTGAGTTGGTGAACGTCACCAGGGACTGGCCCGCGACCAGGTCCGTCAGGTCGCCAATCAGTGCCGGGGCAATGTGCCAGCTCGGCACCTCACGCGCAGCTTTCCATAGCTGCCGTTTCACCCATGGCGGCGTCAGGACTGCCCGCCGTGACGACAGGGCTACAGTCACAGGCCAGCCTCCAGCGTCATCACCCGCAGGTTGTAGAGCGTCCCGCTGGCCGGCGTGTAGGCACCCTTCGTCTCAAGCTCACAGAACAGGCTCGTGCTGCTGGTCGCCAGCTTGATCGCTGTGCCGCAGTAATCCGTCTGGGTGAAGAGTGTCGAGCCCAAATCCTGCGGCGTGTTCAGATCCACGAACCCGGCATAGTTTGCCACCTCACCACTCACCAGATCAAACGCTGCGTTGTCCGCAATCGCTGTCGGTGATGCCGTGTAGAAGTGCAGCCGGAAGCTGCCCATCCCACTCGGTACACTCGTGTTGCCGATCATTAGCCGCACGCTCTGCACGAGCACATGGCCACCACTCGGGCCGATGCTGGTCAGCGTATGGATCGCACTGCCGCCGGTGTCGCCAATCACATCCCCGGCCGTGTAAGCCGTCGTGTTGCTCGGCCTCGTGATCGTCACCGACGCCCGATACGCCTTGCCATCTACCGTCAGGCTGCTTCCGCCATCGGCCACCTCGGTCGACTTGGGGAAGTACAGCTGGCCGAGTTCATCCGGCAGGTTCGGCTTCTCAATCCGTACTGCATCCACCAGGTCGGCCATGATTCCTCCAGATCAGGGTTTCGTCAACAGCACGAGGCAGAACACCCCGTCATCAATCCGCAGCGGTTGCTCCCGCACCGTATAGCTCACGCCATCCACCGTCACGCTGTCACCATAGGCGAGCTCTCCGAACTTGGAGACTTGACACCGCAGCAGATACTCCGTCGTGATCACTCGCCCATCGGCCACATACTCACCAGGCATGTCGAGGATCCCGAGACCTTCCACCGCCCCGGCTGTCACGGTGACGCCGAAGTCTTGCAGGAAGTCCGTGGGATCCTCAGTCCACGCCATCAGCAGGTCACCCGTACTTCTTCAGGCCGTAGCCGAAGCAGGTCACGGACGAGCTTGCGGTGCCGGTCTCAGCGGTGCAGCTGAGGCGGATGTACCGCTTTAGGTCGTTGCTGTTCAGCGTGATGACCTGCTTAGCGGCAGCGTTGGCGATCGCGGTGAACCCGCCGCCGGTCGCTGCGGTGTACGTCGAGTTGTCGTCAGACTCCTCGATCCTGAAGGTCAGATCAGCGCTTGCGCCGGCAGCGGTGCCGCTCAGGATGATCTGGACGTCGCCCTCATAGCCGGCCAGGTCCACGCCGGTCTGGTTACCAGTGCCGGTGATGGTGGTCGTGGCCAGGAGGGTGAAGTGCTGGAGCTTTTCCAGCGTGAGCTCATGTACTGCCATGGGTCCGGGTGCGTGGTTTGCGGGTGCGCGTCGGCGCGGGGGTGGGCTCCAGATCCTGCACCGTTGGCGCCGGTGTCGCCTTGCCGCTGGCGATCAGCAGCCGGGCGTCACGGTCGCCAACCTCCACCACATCACCGACCCGAGCGGGCCGGCCGGCGATGGAGGTCTGGCGCAGGATCAGGAGGTCCATGATCAGAGGGTGTTGTTGCCGCGGCAGAACGACTCAGGGTGCCGCACTGCGTAATCGACTGCCTGGTGGATCGTCACCCGGACGTTGCCCTCGCGATCCTCGGAGTAGGGGTTGACCTGGAGGTCAACCGCCCCGAAGAGGCCGAGCATCATCTGAGACCACACGCCGATCCAGACATCGCCAGACACGACCTGATTGGATCGAGTCACGGGGTAGCCGTTGACGGTGTTGCCAGGCTCCAGCACGAACTGAGCGGTGCCAGTCGCCTTTTCGGTGGTCTTGAAGCCGCCGTAAAGGGTGGCGTTGGTGATGTAGGCCATGGCATCCACGTCCGCGTCGTCGGCGTTGATGGCCGTCTCCATCGCCACCAGCTCTGCGTAGGTGGGCTGCGCCGCGGCGAAATCAACGGTGTTGATGCCGGTGATGAACTTCAGGCCCTCGGGCTGGCTGCTGGAGCCGAGACCATAGAGGCCAACGCGCGCGAGTTCGAGACCGGCCACAGTGGCCAGCTCGTTGCGCACAAAGGTCTCTACGTCAATAGAAGACTGCAGGACCAGGGAGCGAGAGAAACGGGTCCAGGCGCTCATCTCCTTGAGGGTCATGTTGACCTGCCCCACGGAGGGCTCGGTCTGAGTACCCTGCACGCCTTCGCCCTTCCAGTAGACCTGCGCTTCGCCGGTCTGCTTGGGCATGGACACCGGGCCAGTAAGGCCAGAGAGCACGGTGACACCGAGGCCGGCGAGGGCGTTGCGCTTCCGCAGCACCTCGATGAACGAACCGGGACGGGCGTCGGTGTAGATCAGATCGCCAGCGGTCGAGGGATTGCCGGCGGTGAGATCACGACGCAGAACGTCGTTGCAAACGACGATGCCGCGGGGTTTGATCTCGAAGCCAGAGCGGGCCATGTGCTGCACGGTGGCGGCACTGACTTCGCGCTCAAACGCGGCATCTTCCCACGCCTGGCGGTCGTTGGGCATGAGCTGTGCACGGATGGCGCGCACGAAGCTGAACGAGCCGGCTTCTTTCTCGGTTAGGCCGATGTCAGCGTTGGCGCCGGTAGCGATGGGCTGGGAGCCACGGGCAGCGGGTGCGGGGGAGGCCGGCTGTGCAGGCTGCTTTGCCCGCTTGCCGATCGCGGCCAGCACGTCGCGCATGGCGTCAGCCTCGGATGCGCCGCGTTCGATCAGGCCCTGGGCGAGATCGTCGGCGCCGTGCTCACGGCAGAGGCCAGTGATGGCGGCAACGCGCGAGCGCTCATCGGCCGCAGCCTGCGCCCGCACCGCCTCGAGGTCGATGGTCGGTTCCATGGGGTTGTTGTCGGGGGGTTGGGGGGTCGCGGCCAGTGCCGCTGCAGCGTCGTCATCGAGCGATCGCCCGAAGCCGACGGTCGCATCAGCTGGCACACTCACCACGGACACCTCATGGGGTTGCCATGAGGTGGCGACGATTCCTGCACCGTCGCGGAATGGGGCGGCGTCCATGATGGAGTAGCCCACGGAAACATTCCGCAGGATCCCATCACGGACCATCGCCAGCTTCTCTTCTGCGAATCCAGATCGGGCAAAGCGCACCTGCACTCGGCCGCGGCCATCCTCGACCCAGCCGCGCTCGATCACTCCCAGCACATCGTCTGGATTGTGATTCCACAGCAGCGGTGCGCCATCATTCAGCCGCGACAAGTCGACGGCACCAGATTCGTGGCTCAGCACTTCCGTCCCGAACCATCGCTCGACCGGCGCCTCACTGCTGAAGCTGAACTCGAAGCTGCGCTGCTCCTCGTCCGGCTTCCCATCAGCCATCCGCACCAGCGACGACTCATAGTCGAGGCTGGCCATTCGGCGCAGGGTTTGGCTGTTCAGCTCGCGGACATCCACCCGTCTGTTCGCAGTAGACTCGCGCATTGTAGCGGCGCGATCCTCGGCGTTCTTGATCGTCTCCGCCTTGCTGCTTGACCACACCTGCCCGGCATCACCGCCCCAGGCTGCCCACGCTACGCGCCCCGGGCTGGGGTAGCCGTCCTCGTCAGGGCTGAAGCCCTGCCCCTGCTTGTCGACTTCATGCCGGGCGAACCATGCCGCCATCGTGATCACTGTCTCAGGACTCAGCTCATCGCCGCTCAGGATCTGGCTCGCTCTCGTCGCAGCCACATCAGTCCCACCAGGCCGGCCGGCATCCTTCCATTCGCGGTAGCGCTGCGCTTCCTCTCGCATCCCCTCGGTCGGCAGAAGGTTGATCTCGACCCCGTTCACCTCTGCCATCAGCCGTCCTCCGGATCCTCTGGCACTTCGCCTTCCTCGGGTTCCTCACCTTCCTCGCCTTCCTCACCTTCAGGCTCAGCATCGGCCGGCGCCGGCATCTCGGATCCGATCGGTCGTGCCTGCGTCACGCCAGCACCAGAGACCTGCGCCGGGTTGGTGTCGAACTGCAGCCCCAGATCCTCGGCTCGATCCACCTCGCTCGCTCGTGCCACCAGCAGATCCTCCAGGTCCCCGCCGCTCTCGGCCACGATCTGCGCCTGTGTCTTGAACCCACTCCGAACCGCGTCCTTGTACGCTGCCACCTCCTTGCCAGGGTCCACCCAGGCCCAGCCGCGGGGGTACCACTTCACCATCTCGTAGCGCTCCGGCATCGCTTCGTAGCCCGGCAGCTGCAGCGCACCAGCACCGACGGCAGCCTCCAGCCACCGCTCGAACACCGGCTGGAGCAGGTGCTCGATCATCCAGTCTTGCAGCGTCCGCCATTCCTCTCGATCCTCGAGCAGGCTCAGCCGGCTGCTGCTGTAGTTGCTCTGGCTATAGTCCCGCGACACCGTCTCGTAGCTGCAGCCGATCGCCGCCGCGACAGCACGCAGCATCGCCCGCAGGAACGGCTCGAACTGACCGTCCGGTGCATCCAGCTGCGGCACTGATACCGACTCGCCCGGTGCCAGGTACTTGAACACCCCAGGCTCGAAGTTGCTGACCCGCTCCTCGTCGTAGACCTCATCACCCTGCAGCTCGCCCTCGGGCGACTGGATGAACCCCATCAGGCTGGAGCTCGCGCGGGCCCGCACCACCTCCGCCTCCTCGTAGCCCGCCAGGTGGTGCAGCCGCTTCACCGCCGACGCGGTCCACGGTACCCCGCGCGTCTGGTTCGGTCGCTCAGTGATGAACAGATGGATGATCTCCGATGCCGGCACCTCACGGGTCCGATAGCCGACACCGTTCACGATGTCGCCAGGGTGGCGGTCGCGGAACTGATACGCCAGCGGCCGGCCCCACTTGTCGACCTTCACCCCCATCCGCCACTCCGCACCCTCGCTCACCGGGCCGCTGCTCTTCCCCTCGTCGCAGTAGTCCGCCTCGATCACCTCCAGCGCCAGCGGGACGTTGCTGCGACCGAACGCCTCGGGCACGATCCGGATGAACACCTCGCCCGATTCCGCCACGCTGCGGATCATCAGCCGCAGCATCTCCGACATGCTCAGCTTGCCGGCGACATGGCATCGATCCTTCCGACACCACTGCTGCCAGGCGCTCTCAATCCTGCTGTTCAGCGGTTGATCCAGCCGGCCGCCGCCGCGTTGCATCGCCACCCGCGACTGCATCCGGATTCCGCGACCCACCACATTCGCGCCGATCGCACGGATCGCCTGCCTGGCGTAGCAGTTGTCGCGCACCAGCTGGCGCGAGCGGTTCCGCAGGCGGATCAGACTGCCGTCAATCTCAGCGTCTGCGCTCGTGCTGCTCGTCACCCAGTCGGACGTCAGCCGCGAGACCAGGGCCCCCTCGTAGGCGCGGCGGCCGCGGCGGCCAGCAGCTGCTGGCTGCTGCGCATCGAATGCGGCGCCGCGGATCCGACCGCCAGACGACTTCCCACCGCGGCCGCGCTTCGCCATCAGCTGAACCTCACGAACACATTGCGCGGATCACCCAGTCCCGCAGCGATCTTCTCCGCTGCTCGCTCTCGCGCCACGATCGCCTTCAGCTGCGACTCCCGTTGCATCAGCTGCGTCAGGTCCTGGGCAGTGTAGCTGCGGCTGCCGATCGTGTACTGCTTCGCTTCCTTGCTGATCAGATTCCGGATCGCGGTCTGCACCGCCTCCAGATCCTTCTCCGCCTGGCTCCTGCCGTCGAACGCTGACGGCTGCCCGGTGTAGTACAGCGACGGCGACACGGTCAGCGTCCCTTCGCCGATCGTGATCACGGTCGTGTTCTTCGTGATCCGCGACTGCCAGTACCAGGTGCCGGCATCGAATCCCGTCGATGTCGATGCGCTGATCGCATTGTTCCAACCACCATCCGATCGCGCGGTGCCGACCACCGTCGCACCCTCATGGTTCACGTGCATCCGCAGGTAGGTCGTCAGCGTCCATGTCGCCGACGTCGCTGCATTCCCATCCAGATCTGTCGCGGCCGGTTCAATCCACTGGATCGTGTCGCCGGCTCGGATCGCAGCAGGAACAGTCACGGCAACACCTCCCGCCACATCGTAACGCTACCAGCCATTCACGAAACTGCTGCCGCCGCCGGTCGCGGGCCGTCGCCGTGGCGTTGGCTTCACCTCCACCTTCGCACTCGCCTCCACGCTGCCTGCCAGTTGGTCCCACATCGTCGCCCGGTTGTATCTCCGCTTCACCAGCTCGAGCAACGCCAGGCAGTAGACCAACAGGTCGAGCGGTTCGTTCCTCGCCCCGCTCGGCTTCTGCCACTCCAGGACCTGGAAGCCCTTGACGTACCGCGGCACCAGCCGCTCGCACGTCAGCCCCTGCAGGTACGCCTCATCGGTCGCATCGTCGAAGTGCACGGTCCCGGGCCCACGCCCGTCCTTCGCCAGCCGCGCATAGATCGTCCGCTTCAGCGTGTCGGTGCCCACCAGGTACAGCACCACACCACCCTTCAGGACCTTGCCTCGCCAGTTCACGTCCACCTTCTTGCCCTTGCTCAGCACCGGTGCTGCCCTCGTGCTGCTGCCCTTCAGTGCCACGGCACCATCGCGCGCATGGCGCCGGCAGTACTCATAGGCCTCCTGCGTGAAGTGGCCGCCGGTGTCAACCCCGCACTGCCGCACCTTCATCACGCCACCACTGGCCCGGGGCCATTCCGTCACCCGGATCGTCTCGATCTGTTCCCACACCTCGTCCTGTGCCGGGTCGCCCTCGACCTTTCCGTGCCAGATCCGCCACAGCTCCTCCCCTCGACCCACGCCCCACACCGTCGTCTCCAGCCAGGTGTCTTGCACGTCCACCGCCATCAGCAGCAGCAGCACACCCTCCGGCACCTTGCCAGGCTCATGGCCATCCGTTGCCACTCGACCCAGCAGCCCCTCGGCATTCACCCGCGCCACTGCCTCGTCCTCCCACGCCTCAGCCGCTCGCTTGTTCACCCAGCCCTTCAGCAGCAGCGGATCTTCCTTCGCCCGCAGGAACTCGTCGCGGATCAGCTCCCAGCTCGTCCAGCCCGCCGGCGCATACCAGCCCGGCAGATGGAATCCCGCCGTCTGCCCATCGCCTTTCGCGCTCGCGCGCCACTGGCCACCCAGCAGCATGCTCGTCTTGTGGTGCTGCGCCACTCGCTCGCCACATGCTGGGCACCGGCACCACACCTCACCATCGGCCCGGTCCCACTGCATGTGCTCACGCCACCGCAGCACCTCGAGCGATCCGCAGCACGGCATCAGGACCGCGTACTGCCGGCGGTCGCTACGCTCCTCGAACTCCTTCGTCACCCGGCACGCCCCCCTGGTGCCTGGTGTTGAGGTGATCAGCACCCGTCCCATCGGGAACGTCGTCGTCCGCGCCTCCGCGTTCTCCAGTGGGTCGCCCTTGTCGTCCGCTTCCATCGGGTAGCTGCTCACCTCATCGGCCGCCAGGTTCGCCGCCGGCATGCTCTGCAGCGCACTACCGCTGTTCGCACCGGTCAGCACGAACAGGCCACCGCGGAACTCCTTGCTGAACATCGTGTTGCCGCTGTCCCTGCTCCTCGCCGGTGCCACCAGCTCACGCAACACCGGCGTCTCACTCAACAGCGGATCCAGCCGCTGCCGGTTCAACCGCTTCGCCATGTCGATCGTCGGCTGCACCAGCAGCGAGGGCGCCGGCCACAGGTGGATGATCGCCCCCAGCCAGTTCAGCACCACCTCCGTCTTGCCCATCTGGCTGCCGAACATCAGCACCACCCGACGCCACGGTGAGCCAGGGCTCAGGCAGTCCATCGGTTCCCGCAGGTACGGCGTCCGGTCCGTCCGCCAGGGGCCCTTCTCGGCGCTGCCCTTCCCCGACAGGATCCGATGCTCATCTGCCCATTCGCTCACGGTCATCGCCGCCGGTGGCCGCAGCCCCTCGGCGAACGCCTGCCGGTAGATCAGTGCTCCATCAGCCATCGCTCAATCCTCGCAGTGCCACCCGGATCTCTTCCGTCAGCAGCTGGTGCACCTGCCGCGGGTCGTTCGTTGCAGCCACCATTGACGCGACACGATCTGGAATGCCCATCAGCTGGTCGCGCAACGCACGACCCAGGGCGAAGGCCTCACGCTTCACGTCCTCCGCTGTCACCAGCTCGCCTCTCCCCTGCAGCGCCTCAAGCCGGGCCTTCTCCGCCTGGTAGTGCTCACGCCTCGCTCGGCTCTCGTTCAGCTCTGGGATCGCATCCTCTGGCAGCTCGCTGATCAGGCGGCGCAACTGCTCGTTGCTCACCTTCGCCGGTGCCACCTCGGCGACCTGCGATGGCGCCCCAGTGGGTTGAGCCGG